AACCACTTCGTTTTGAAGTAAGCGGCCGTGTTCGAGTTCTTGGTTGTTACCTTCCATGATGCGCCCATCTGAAGCGATGTGGTAAACCCAATCTTGCCCTGATGGCGTCTTTTGAACTGCAACTTTTACAGCGCCACCAACAATAGATTCTACCACGTAACGTTTGCCCGAAGAGTTGCCGTGTCTCAACATCTTCTTAAAACGTTCGAGGGCATTTTCTTCACGTGTCATGTACTGTGCAATGGAGACGCCACTCGATGCTTCCTCAAATGCGTAGACGTCGATGTCTTGAGCATGCTCGCTAAGTAGGTCGCCCATCTGTGTGGTTGTACTTTTGACACCTTGAATTGAAAACCAAAGGTCAGCTTCATTGTAGCGCGTCTGCCATGCCACTCCATCCCATAATTTCATCGTTCCGCCATGTGATTGATCTTCATCCACGGCGACAATGTAGAAATTCTCAGGATGATTAGAGCCAGTTCGTTCGATCAAAATGCCGTAGGTCGTTCCAGGATTGAATGTCTGTGGAGCAGGCATCGTGAACTTAAAGACGTTGAAGTCTGTTGTGATAAGCGAACCTGCCTTAGAGACAGACGTGAGTGTCGTATACGTGTCCACTCCGGTCATCTGGATGAGTGACACTTGAACGTTGTCGCTTGGCGAGCCATTCTTCTTTAGGCGCAAAAAGACGTCAGTGACGGTCCAAGCAGTTGTCGATGCAATAGCAAACGCATAGTAAATCTTTGTGCCATGCGCAGTGACCGTGACAGCAGACGTTGTGACTTCATCAGTAAGCGTTTCCTGTACAGTCACAGAGTTGCCTTGCGTGATTGTCGTACTCGTTGCACTGCTTGTGACAATGTCTGCTGGCGAAAGTTTAACGTGGTCTTCAGCAACTGATGTGGCCCAATACAGACCATCGTTGGCGCCACCAGCAGATCCTGCAATTTTGATGAGTTGACCAGTTCGAAGAACATCAAGCCCAAGACTTCCATCGTGCATGTCATCTGTAGGGTCAAAATAGATGCCTGGGCTTGTGTACGTAAGCGGGTCAAGACGTGTGACGCCAGTGATAAGTTTTGTGCCGTTGTTCGACGCTGAGCCACTGACTCGAATGCGAGTGTCGCCAGTGAAGTTCTTCAGATAGCCATCGATAGATGAAATAACGCCTGACGAGTTCTTAAAGCCAGTTTGAATCGACACAAAAGCAAGTCCAAGAGCCTGTTCAGTAGAACCTGCAATGTTGCCTTCGAAGCCCGTGGTGTCAATGTGATACTTCCAGCCCATCGTCAAAAGAGGCCCACTACATCGCAGTGTTGCAAAGTAGTCTGTCTTATCGAAAGACATCTGACCTCTTGGAATTCCGAGCGTGTTTCGTAGTGTCGCGGCAAGTGTGTCTGCAGCTGCCGTGTCAAGGTTGGATTGGCTAAAAATGAGCTCCTTCACGCCGTACTTTTGCTGACTATTCGTATCTTCATACCAGTCAGTCATTTGATTGCTCACAGAGCCAGTCTCTTCCGTGGTTGTGTACAAAACACGAACCTTGTTGTACATGGTGTTGAGTGACACGCCAATCGAAGAGTTGCCAACATTGACCGTGACTTCAGTGATGCGCCCTTCCCACACATCCGTACCGAAGTCATTTGCAATCTGAATTTTGTTGCCAAGCCACGCGATAACGGTGTAGAGGTCATCAACTCGCCCCTCTACACGAATCATCGCATCGTCGAAGCCGACCTCATTGTCGTAGCTCCATCTCTCAGGGATAAGAGAGAGGCCAGTTTCACTGTAAACATTGCCAGTAGAGTCAATTACTTTTACACGATTCATCTTAAATCGTTAACCTCCGTGGCCAACAAAAGAGTTCAACATCGAGAGCCGTCAGCGGAGCACTTGCACCAAGTGAACTTGTGTCTGTCAAAACGTAGATGTAGTTCGTTTTTTGAGGCCACAAAAGTACAGGAGAGCCGTATTGCTCAAAGACTGGATACTTAGTGCTTCCGCTATAAAGATAAGCTTCACCATCGCGTGAGTTGTCTGCGACATAGTCGTTGTTTGGTGTGTTAAGTGAAGGCACTTGATAGAGGTGTCGCACACCACTCGCGGGCATGATACATACAAAGTCAAGGTCAAGGTTGCCACTATTTATTGGTCGCGATGTGATGTGGAACCCAGCGGAATAGTTGATGTCGTTCGTAAAGTTTCCATGCGGGATTCTCATTGAACCAAAATCAAACAATTGGCGCCCAGCTACGTTCAAAACTTCTGGGTTCTCCCACACGGGTAAGTAGAGTGGACTTACGTAGGTGCCTACACCCATTCTCAAAAACAAGTCTGACGCTGGCGCATTTTTGAACTTAGCAAAGACGCGGAACATGTTGCCTGCCATCGCGTTCAAAACTGCAGTGCTCGGTGTCCAGGCAAAGTAAGCACCACTGCCAGATGTGTAAGCGTTTCTTTTGTAGTAACCTCCACTTGAAGTTGCATCCGATTGAGATGTAAGACCGCTAAATGACAGTACGTCTTCACCCTGAAAGATGTGCTGAAGCGCTGTAGGATTCTGATTTGCATTGACGCCAATGTACACATTCTTCATCGAGATGTTGCTGCCGCTAGCGTTGTATACCCTCGTGAGGGCAGGCGCTGGAAGCGTTCCAGTTACGGCGCTAGACGAAGTGTATGCATAATTTTGATGCGAATTATTGATGCGCACCTTCGTTGCTGGACCAGCCGTTGCACTCGTAAGACTGAGTTGGGTGCGAGCGTATTCGATGTAAAACTCGCGCGTAAGTTGTAGTTCAGCCTCAATCTTGCCCTGTGGAATTGAAGTCAAAAAACCTTTTGTAGGTGTAAGATTGTATGCAACTACTGGGCTGCTCCAAAAGCCAGCATCAGGACTGAGTTGAAAGTTGATGCGCAACTTCGTGTTGACAAACTCACGTTGTTGATTCACGGCTTCTTGAAGAAAACGCTCAAGGTTTTCGTAACGAGTCAGTGCGGCCGCTTGAGTTGAATCTTCGATGAAGAGTCTGTAACTCTCTGTCACACGCCCATACCCATACGGATTCTCCTTCGTAGGCTGAACCATATTAGCTTCAGATGAGCGCATTTCGTAGTCTGTCACAACGACATTGGTGCTCATCAAGTCGTAGTCAGTACTTCCAAACGTCAACTTAATGGCATGAAAATAAGCCATAAGGTTCAGCCTCCTTTTAGAAGAAGTATGCCAAAAGTCTGATGAGTTCACCAACCAGGATAACAGAGCCAAAAATGCTTACGAGATAAATCAACATTGGATGCAACTTCCATCCAAAAGTTCCATCGAGTTGATTGATCTTTTTCTTAAGCTCTGTAACCTCGTCTTTGACTTCAGTAATGATCTCTGCACGCTCCATTCCATCCTGTTGCATAGAGACCATTTTTGAAGACAAATCATCAACGATTCTGCGAATTTCTCTTAATTCATTCATTATGCCCATGAAATTGATCTTAGAGTTGCCGAAGATTGCCATCTGAAGTTCATGAAAAGCAGCTTCGTCAACGCCACTATTTGGGTTTTCGTTAACCACTGTTCGACCTGCCAGTCTAATATAAGTCCTATTGTTACCAGGTCGTGCCTTGTAATAAGCCATTTCAGAATTTGATACTCTAGCAAGCTCTCTTGCGAATATCGTGCCAGTTTGAAAGGCTTCTTCGTCAGGCACTTCGATAACCGTGGCAATCACTTCAGCCGATGTTTCATTTTGAATCATCTGCGCAACCTTCCAGCTGACGCAAGTATTCAAAACGATAAGGTTGAATTTTCCTCTTACAAGTGCGACGAGTAAAGAAACATTCAAAATTCCATCACTTAGCTCAATGCCATCTTCAGTGCCGTGAGTGCATAGCCAAAGCACGTCATAAGACTTTTCCACTTCTCGAAGTACGTCGATGTGAGTAACATTGCCGATCAGCGGCGTCACTTCTAATCCGCTTCTCATGATTGATTGTACTTCTTCCTCAGCATACAAAAGATTTGTACGTGGGGCAATTAACAAAACGTTCATAGTTTGATTATATCCTTCTTCTTATCTGCGTGAGCGTCGGTTGATCTCTTGGATTACTTCATTCGCGAGTTGAACCGGATTCGATGACGCAGTTGTAATGTTGATAGCACCAATTGTAATGCCACCAGTGCCATTGTTGTTCATTCGTTGTAAGTCACGGTTATTGATAACTTCCGTACCTCTTGGAAGAGCAACCATTTCTGGCCCATTCTCACCTACGAGCGTAGGACCACCGCGCTGAAGGAAGCCTGTGCCCAAAGCCTGACCAGTACCTCCAAGCCAAGTAGGAAGTGCTGGAAGTTTAGGCCAACTCCAATTGAACAGGTTGTCAATCCACTCAGGCATACCTGGCCATTCCCAGTCAATGAGGTCTTTTACGACGCCTGGAAGTTGCGGCCACGCCCACTTCAAAAGAGAGGATATGAGAGCAGGAAGCTCAGGCCATACCCATGCAAGTAAGTTTGTGATGAACTCAGGAGCTCCAGGCCATTCAGGCCAAGTAAAGCCTTTGATAAATCCAACGAGACTTTCAGTTGCAGTCACGATGCCAGTAGTGTCTACACCAAGCGCTTCAAGTGTTCCAGTAAGAGACTCTGATGCAAAAGTAACAAGCGCAGCCATGACAGCTTTGATGTTATCCGCAGTCGATGTAAAGTAAGTATAGAAGCTCGTGAAGATTGTTTGCATACCAGTCCATGCCAAACTCCAATCGCCAGTGGACACACCAACTGCGACTTGCGCAATGCCACTGATGGCGCCAGACACAAGTTCGAGCGTAGACACAATTTGATCGAGCACTGGCATAGCCACATCCGCAATGTTAGCTACGGCAGCAGCAAAAGTATTCAAGGCCAACACAACGATGCCGCCCAAGACTGCCCCTACACCAATAAGTGTTGGTTGCAAAGTGGTGAATGTGTTTTGAAGGTTAGAAAACACCGTCTGAAGCTTAGTGAACATTTCAGCATTGAATGAACTTCCTGGACCAAAGTTCTCACCCATGCTTTGAGCGAATGTTCCAAAAGCGCCTTTGATGTTCTCAATCGTTGGGCCAAGCATCGTCCAAAGAGACGAAGCTCCTTCTGAGATGGCCTGCAACGCTGTAGGAACTGCAGCAAGGCCGTCACTAACGAGTCCTTTCATGCTTGTGATTGCCGCTGATGCTTGAGCGCCCATCTCAAACAGGGCATATCCAGCGTCTACAGATGCTTGGCCAGTCATGCCAAACACTTCGACGATATCCCACCACCAGTCGACGTTGTCGCCCTTACCTTCCCAGATCCATTTTGCTGCAGTCCAGAGGTCTTCGAAGTTCTCCGCTACTTGCATCGTGATTGTGCGGATACCACCAAAGTCTGTGACAAATGCCGCAGCGAGAGCAGCGACGCCAACAACAACGAGGCCCATTGGCCCAGTAAGCGCAGCGATGACAGGACCAAGTGAAGCGACGTTAGACACGACGAAGCCAAGGCCTACCAAAAGTGGACCAACTGCAGCAGCAACGCCAGCAATAAGTAAGCCCATTTTTGTAAGTTCTGGATTGACCTGAATGAACTCGACAAACTTTACACGCAACTCACCAACTTTTTCGAGTGCATTAGAAACGATTGTGTTCAAGTCAAGAGCTTTAACAAGTTCCGTACCAACTTGCTGAAGCGTAATCGTTAAGTTGTCCTTCAGTGTAGACCACATACCAAGCAATGAGGCGCTTTGCGCAGCCATCATACCGCCAAACTTTGACCCATCGGCTGTCATTACCGCAAAAGCTTGCTTCATGTGGTCTGAGGTGATTAAGCCTTCAGCTGCCATGTCACGAATTTTCGTTGTAGATACACCCAAAACAGTAGCGAGAGAGTCAATGATAGGAATACCGCGTGTGGCGAACTGATTGATGTCGGCAGTCATTAAACGACCTGAAGCTGAAGCAGTGCCGAACAGGTAAGCCAAGTCGCCAATTGGAGCACCAACACCAGCAGCAACATCACCGAGTTGGCGCAATGTAGGTTCGATATCATCTGCAGAGATGCCAAACGCAAGAAGTTGCTTAGCCGCAGCTTGTACCTGAGGCATCTCAAAAGGAGTCTCGGCAGAGAAACGCGCAAGGTCATCGAGCATCTTTTGCGCCTTCTCACCAGATCCGAGCATTGTCGTGAATGCGATTTGAAGTTGTTCTTGGTCTGCGGCAGCTTTAATGGCTGCCATACCAATGCCAAGAATTGGCAAACTAATGCCTGCAGACATCTTAGTACCGACACTCTGCATTCCATCGCCGAGTGACTTCATGCGGTCGGATACAGATGAAACTTTTTCGTTTAATGAATCGATCTTCGACTCAACTGCGGCAATAGTCTGTGAGCTTCGATCTTTTGCACTAACTACCAAACTGAGAGTTGACATTGTCTTCCATCTCTTTCTTAATTTTTGCCCACTTAGCTCTCAGCACGAGTCTCTCATAAACTTCGTCGAGAACGACAAATGGGGTAGTCTCAATGTCACGCCAAGACCACCCCATCTCTTCCATAATATAGAACTCTTTGCTAAAACGACCTGGATCGATAACTTTTAAGCCGTGAACAATAGACTCTTCATAGGCCTTACTTAGCTTTTTTTTGTCTTGTTCTTCATGGGCGAAGTCAGTCGATCGATAGTTGGCTTGATCGATTCGATAACATAAGCGGGCAAGGCGTCAATATTCTCAGGACTCACAGGACGTCCTTCAAAGCCAGGCCCACTCCACGACACAACACATGCATGAACAGTTAGCTGCTCCATCTTCGTGATGTCCAGGTCAGCCTGGCCTTTACCATCTTGGCCAAAAGAGACCGCCATAGATTTGCTTTGAATGTCTTGTACCACACCGTAAGTTGGCGCTTTGAGTGTGATTGCGTTTTCGCTATCGATCTGAACAGTTTCAACAATCTCAGTATAAAAAGACATTGTGCCTCCGTTTCATTAAGCCAGGGTTGACAGGGTGTTGATTACATCGATCTCAGCGAACAACGAATCCGTTTGGCTGTAGACGCCGTGACCATTGAACGTTACGACCGTATTGTCGTCATCGTTTTCGTAGTCACTAATCGAATCATACTTACCAGCCCAACGAATGTCAATCGCCTTCGAGCTACTTCCCGTGATGCCGAGTTTGAACAAACGAACTGCTTGTGACTTGTAAATGGCGCGCTCAGCAGCAACAGTAGAGCCACTTTCCAGTTCCATCTTGATTGAAAAGTCAAGTGATGGACGAGTGCGCTTGTAAGCCACGAAGTACAGTTGGCCATCGGCAGTAAACAGAGGGACGAGGCCAGTTCGGAAGCGAAGGCGTGCAGACAAAAGAATGCCTGTCTTCTGAGTTGTCCCAACAGTACCGCCAGTAGCATCGATGAAGAGAGAAGTGTTTTGGAAGTTAGCTTCCTCGACAGCTTCGAGTGTGGTGAGTGAGGTCATTGAAGCTTGATTTGCTTGTCGTCCATCCCATCCAGACGTAAGCATCCACGCCTCTTGCTTTTGACCATTAAGCTCAAACTCGCGCACAAAAGAGTAAGCGAGTTCGTGTTGGTCGCCAGACACTAGAGCGTTACCAGCTTCGATTGTGTACGTTTTGATTGCAGGCTGTGTGGTGTCAGTAGGGAATGCATAAGCGTAAGTGTATGTGCCCGAACCAGACGGCGTCACAGTTTCAATGCCTGCTTCCAAAATGTGAGGAAACTGTTCAAAAGTAAGTTCAGTTTGAGGGAAGTTCATGTGCCCAATCACGGACGCAATGTAGGAACGCTCTGCAGGAACGAGCAACCCAACTTCCTCTTCAACGACCTTAATATTGCGGTCGTCTTCAATCATTGCAGCTTTACCACGCCAGATCTTTGTAGCATTTACAGAAGTGCCTGGTGTAGTCTCACGACCAATCTGAACCTTGTTGTAGGTGAAGGTACCGTAAGCCATTAGTTTTGTTCTCCTTCTGTTTGTTCTGACGTGGCCTCTTCTGTGGCCTCATACAAAACAATACCAGCAGCCTTTTCAGCTGCCTTGATAGCTTTCTTATAAATTTTGTACTCAGCTTCAGAGAGGTTCCTAGCTGGTACACCGTGGATGAATGTGCCGTTGCCGACATACTTAATCGCTAAGGTCATGGAATTTTCTCCATTAGAGTGATATTTGTGATGACGCCATAAAACCCATGGCCAGAGAAGATTGGGTATTCAATAACGTCTGGCCTAAACGAAACGTTGGTCACAATGGAGTTTACAGGAAGCTGTAGACCGCCAGCAGCCAAAACTTCTAAGAAGGTGGTGCAATACTTAATTAGCGGCCCTGACATTGCTTTAACACCAACGTTTTGATTGACAGCTTCCCAAAGAAACAATTCAGTGATTTGCCAATCGATTCTGTTAACGCCAGAGCCATAAGATACATTCCACGTTGTTCCTGTAGAGCCTACTTGTCCAGAAAAGCGACTGATTGGCGTTAAAAGACGAATTGGCAAAATGGCTGTGGTGATAGCGTTTGGCAACTCTTCTGGAGGTATGCCAGTCACTGCAACACCGTCAATTGTCAGTTCCATTGCAGCCAAAGCATTGTAACTTTCAAGAACTTTACTCTTTGTCATTGTACCAACCTCGTGTATGGTTTAAGCATTGCGTCTACATCTGCTGGCAACTTAATTGGCATAACCATAACACCATCTCCAACAAGAGGGCGATCAATGTCGGTAGCGTTATCCTTTTGACGATAGAAGAAGGAGGCTAAGCGTAAGCATGCATGCTTGACATCGGTTGGCGGTGTGATTGAGTAGGCCCAATGTCCAGTGACCTCAATAGCGTCCTCCGGAGTGTCCGTGTACGTCCAATCAATGTCTGCATCATCCTTGAGACGAATCGAATGGTATGGCGTTTCATGACGAGGCCGTGTAGTGTAATCAGATGCACCGACCGTCAAACCATCACCATTCACAATAGACGTAATAGAACAAATGTCGTCGTCAAAGAAAAGCTGTCGTTTGCGATCTGTATCAAGGTCTGCATCGAAATATCGTGTCGATGTCGTGGATGACTCAAAACGACGCGTAGTTTTTGTTTCGATAAGCTTTTGAGCAGTCAAAATAAAACTAGTGAGAAGTGCGTCGTCTCTTTCAACTTCTTTCCCAATGTTGAGGTAAAGTTTGAGTTCATCCAGCGTGCAATACATTATTCTTTGCCTTCTTCCTCTTCATCGTCCTCATCTGCGAGGTTCATAACCTCTTCACCATCTTCATCGAGTACAAGTACATCGTACTCTTCTGGCTTAGGACTCTCTTCAACTACCTGAACTGCAATGGCCGTTGCTTGACCCTTGTTGATGAAGTCTGTCAAAACATCTTCAGGCAAGTTGAAGGGAGCCTCATTGATTACGTCGCCAGGCTTAATCGAGTAATCAAGTCCAGCTAAGTAACGTGTTGCAACAATGCGTACCATGAGGCTCCCTCCTTCTTAGGCTACAACTTCGTCAACCGAAGCAAGATCGTCAGCAGGCGCGTAACGAGCATCCACACCAACAACAGCAACCGCGACGATAGAAGCGGCGGTGGCAGTCGTCAAGACGCCCTTAACATAGCGAAA